TTTATATTATATATAAATTTTATATATATATATATATATATATATATATATATATATATATATCTTTATATATTATTATTGGTAAATACATATTGTAAATATTTTAAATCTATTTTAGTATATTAATTTAAATAAATTATTAATTTCAATAGTATTTTTATGTTTTATTCTTTTTATATATTTTTATTTAATTTATACAACATGTTAACATGAACATAGATTTAAATTCACATTATTACATTCTATCCTTAGTTTAATTTCTATTGTAACTTTATTATCACTTAAATTATTATTTCCATCATAATCATTTTTTTCTTCTAATTTATAATCATTATTTATTTTTATTAAATAATTTAATAAAAATTGATATAAATATTAGTTGTATTAATATTATTAATATTATTATTATTAATACTATTATGATAAGTTTTTTAATGATGATTACATTTTTATATTTTATAGAATTAAGTAATTCTTTTAATTTTATAAAATATAAATTAAATAGTAGGATATATAAATCAAATAATAAGATATATATGGGATGTGATTATTATATTGAACAAAATTTATATATCCATTATAATGATGATAGTGTTGAATATATAAATATTGAAAGAGAAAGAGCTTATTATACTGATATGCGCGATGATCTAAATATTATAAATGAATATGATGATGAATATGATCTAAATTTACAAACAGCTGATTATACTAAAATATATAATAATCTAAAATCAAAATGGGGAAAAATAAAACAAGCACATTTAGAACCTAAAGAACAACCTCTCTTAATATATATTAATCATACTTTTATTAATGAATATTTATCAAAAAAATTTAGTCATAGATTAGAATTTGAAATGATAAATCATGATTATAAAACATTGAATGATATAGAAAAAATTATATTATTAGAAGAACGCTATGAAAGAAACTAAAAACTTAATTTCGTGATTTGAAAATAATTCTTTGAATTTTGTATTACACCCAAAAAAATATGTTTTGTGCCACTTAAAATCAAATGTATTAAGACATTTATATATAAATGTCTTAATATATAGAAAAAATTAAATTAAAAATATAAAAATTCATATATAAACATTATATAATGTACGATATAATTATTATTTTAACTGTTTTACAATTATTTAAAAATCAAAATTTATCAAATAGAGCAATATCAATAATGACTAAAATTAGTAGACAAACAATTAATAGATGGAAAAATACTTTTTATAATGATTTTACTTTATTAATTAAACATATTTATTCTTAAAAAACATTAAATAATATTTGTATAAAAAAAGAAGAAAATAAAAATAAATTTTATAAAAATTTAAACATTTCTACTTATTTTGATGAAATAGTTAAACAATATCCATTTTATACTAGAAAACAATATGCTTCTTTAATTTCAGAAAAATTTAATATTAAATTTACAGTTTATAATATTACTTTATTAATTAAGAAAAATAAATATTCATATAAAAAACCACGTAAATATATTGTTAAAAATATAAAATATTTAGATGAACTTGTTGAAAAAAGAAAAATATTTCAAGAAAAAATTAAATTAGAAATACAATCTAAAATAATAGCTATTGATGAATCTGGATTTAATAAATTAATAAATTATTTAAAAGGACTTTCAAAAAAAGGTAAAGCTCTAAATATTCCAAATATACAAGATTCAAAAAATATTTCATTATTAATGGCTATTGTTGATTCAAAAATTTTTCATTATACAGTTAGTGAAGAAAAAATAAATGGTTCTATTTATATTGATTTTATTAAACAAATAATTGATAAATTAGATACATCAGGATATATTTTTTTAATGGATAATGTATATTTTCATCACAATAAAGAATTAATTAAAATAATTGAAGATAGTGGAAATAGTATAATGTATACACCACCATATAGTCCTAATAATAATCCAATTGAAAATCTATTTAGTGTTGTAAAAAATACATATTATAAATTAGATAAAACAATTATAATTAATAAAGATCAAATATGTAATGATTATTATACATATGATTATGATTATAATAATTATACATCAAAACAGAAGAAACGAAAAAGAAAAGTAAATAAAATAAAATATTTTATTATTATTACTATACAACAACTTAAACAAGATTTAAATACAGATTATTTTAATAGTATTTTTAAAAGAGCAATAAATTTTAATCATGATGATTTAACTGCAGAATTAAGAGATAGATTAATTATAAATTAATTATAAAGTAACAATAAATATTATAAAATTAATTATTATTTAACTAAATATATATTTTTTAAATAAAGGAAGGAATCTCGCATCTTTTTTATTTTAAAATAAAAATGAATAAGTTTAAACAATACATTTTTTATATTATTAATTATGTTATTATTAAAATAATAATAACATAATTATAATAGTGATATTTTAATTATTTAATTTTAATTATTTCAAATTATCAAGACATTTATATATAAATGTCTTGATACGTTTGATTTTAAGTGGCACAAAACATATTTTTTGGGGTGTAAATTTTATTGATGTAAATTACTATAATATATTTTTTTTATATTGAACCATATTCATTTATCTTAACGCAATTGGATTGCAAAAAAATTGAATTAATATAGTATTCTATCAAATTTAATAATAAATATAAAATGATATCTGAATATGTAATTGATGATTATTTAATAAAACTTGATATCAATAAAGATTATATTAATATGGATTGTATAATAGATAATAATAAATTTTTTAATAAATTTAATGGTATAGATATTAAATTACCATTTAATCTAAAAAATATTTATAAAATTATTTGTGATAAATTAGAAAAAAAAGACATTATTATTACTAAAGATAATAATATGGTAAAAATAAATTTTAATTATGATAAAGAATATGGATATAATTTTGATATTATTTTAGAAGAAAATAGTGAATTAAAATTAAATAGATTAATACAAGTTAAATCTGATTTAATAATAACATTAAAAGAAGAAAATATAAAATTACAAGATCAATTTAAAGAATTTAAAAAAATTATTATTAATAATATAAATGAAACTCGTGAAGAATTTATTAAAGAATTTGATGAATTTATTAAAGGATATAGTAAATTACTTGATGAAAATATAAAATTACAAAATGATTTAGAAAAACAAAATATTTTAGTAAATAAATTAAATAATATACCCATTTATATTATTCATAAAAATATATATTCTATTAGGAGAACAAAAATAAATTTAAATATTCATAATATTGAATTATCATTATCATGTAATAATGCTAAACCAAATATTATTTATATACTAGATATTGACAATATTGAAATTTTTAAATCATTATATAATTTAGAAAAAATAGAAATACACGATTATTATATACTAGATATAAGCACAAATTTTACTCTAAATAAAAACTTAAATAACTTAAATAATTTATCAAATGATAATCTAAAAGAGTTAATAATTAATTATTCAAATTCATATAACCCTAGATTAAAACAATGTTTTGATATTAATATTAATAATTTTCCAAATGTTGAAATTATTAATATTAATATCAAAACATTAGCTAAATCTAATATAATTCAACAAATAAAAAATGAATTATATAAATTATTAATAATAAAAAAAACAAAAATTAAAAATATTATTATTAATAATATAAATCAAACATATGAAGAATTTATTAAAGAATGGGGGTACCTAAATTGTTTCAATATTTTCAATAATTCTCAATACATTAGGATCTATATATAAAACATAAGTTATTTAATCCCATAACATATATATTCATTTTTATACTGTTATTTATCATTAAACATAACTTATAGATTTAAATCACTTTCATTTATTAACAATGTTTTTAGTTGAAAGTTATAAGGTATCCCCATCAATGGAGATACCTTAATATTTTGAATTATAAATGGAGATTATTCTAATTTAATTCTTAAATATTAAAAAATAATACTCAAGAGAGCAATTATTTTGAAAAAGAAAAGATACTGGTTCAATAAATTAATATCCTAAAAATTGTTTAGTAAATAAATTAAATAATAGTTTTATTCCTAACATATCATTATAATGAATATATTAAACTAAATTAATAAACATTAATCTATTTGTTGCTAAAAAATCTAAATTTAATATAACAGCGAAATCTATATATAAATAACTAAATAGTTCACAATCCTTATATTTTATATAATTCATAAATTTAGATATTGGCTCATCTATCATTTTATTATATATTTTTGTTATAAATTTAATTTTATCATTAATATAATCTCTTGATTTCCCTTTTTTTTGTAAAACATATTGTATCATACCTGTTAAATCTTTCAAATTAATATAATTAGTTCTAGATGAATTAATTATATCTTTATTTCTTCTAACAATTTTATCATTTTCTTCTAATTGATATCTAAAACCATATTTATAATAATATGGTTTGCCAGATGTTAAAGTATTTGCAATATTTAATTTAAAACTTGCTTGTAATCCATTACAATTATGTTCTGCGCTATCTGTTAACATTAAAGTTTTCATTTCCATTTTTTTACAAATTTTGATTAATATTTTTATAATTGTTTTTATTATTTTTTTAGAAGATTTTTTTAAACAAGAAAAATCTGATTTTAAATCTTGTATAGTTGCTATTTTTGATTTATTATCTATAATTAATATTGCACATGTTATTTGAGAATTTATATTAACAACCATTACTTCAATTTCATCATTTGAAATTTTATCAATTTGAAAATTTATTATATCAGAATATTTTTTTATTATTTCTTCAATATTAGGATCACCACCATTTAATGATATTTTTGATAAATTAATAAATTGTTTTTCTTTATCTATATTATATTCAAAAGTTTTATTAAAAATATATTTTTTTATTTTTCTGAACATATTATTAAAATTTTCATAATTTTTGTATTTTTTTCTAAATAAATCCATGTTATAATATATAAATAGATAATATTTTTAAAAGAGTTAAAAATAATTTTTTTTAATATAAAAACTATAATATATTTTATTATTTCGTAAATTTAAATAATTTATAAAATAAAATTATTTATAATTTAAAATATATAAAAAAAAGTTTAAAAATATTTTTTTAAATATTCTAAATTAAAATCTTATATTATTTTATATAATGGAATATAAATTGATGGAATTATTTGATAAATATCATAAAGATAATAAATATACGATGTTAGCACATATGAATCATAATTTACCCAATTCTTCTCAAGATAATCCAATGTATAAATTATATTGTATGAGTGGTAAATATACATTAAAATATTCAGAAGAATATTACCCTAAACAAATTGGAGGAGATATAAATGAATTTGAACATAATGGAAAAAAATATATTTTTGATGTTTATATTAAAAAAGATAGTGATATTAGAAGAATATTTATTAGAACTTTTGATTGTCATAGTCATGATGTTGAAGAAGGTTCATGTGCTCAATTGAGTTATATATCAAAATCAAATATTATAAATATAGAATCATTAAATGGTCTAAAAAGTTGTATTCAATTAAAAAATAATAAATTAAAAAAAGTAAATAAACAAGGCACAATGTTAGTATATGCAATAATAAATTGGAGTAAAAAAAAGAAATTTAAAAAAATTACATTAAAAGATATATCTAGAGTAAAATGTGATGAATCTAAATTACAATTATCATATTCATTATATGTGGTTCATACTCTTCAATATGGTTATCCATGGACGATTAGTTTTTATGTTAAACATAAAAACTAATCTAACCTTCGGGTATTGGACATTAATAAAAAAGCTTTGCTTTTTTATTAATTAACCCTTCGGGGACATTTGGTTTTAGATATATACGTACGACTGCTAATAAAAATATAAAAAAGAATATAAAAATTATGGATAATTTAATGACAAATGAGATGCCATTTGAAAAAATAATAAATATATTATTAACAAAAATAATTAATGAAAAATATGTTAAAAATAAAATTATTGATTTTGATAATTTTATATTAAAATTAAAGCTTTTAACAGATATATATAATAAACATCTAGATAATAAAGCATATGAATTTTTCAAAGAAATAACATCAAAATTTTGTGAATTTATGGTATTTATAGATGAAGATATTTTTAGATCATTAAAATTATATTTTCCTAGTTTTTATGATGAAATGGAATTAATATTATAATTTTAATTATAATATTCATATTTTTTTATTATATAATAATTTTTTGTTAACAAAATATAATAAAAGATAAACATTATTATTTATAAATTATACAATATATATAAAAAAATATTATCATTAATTATATATAATGGCTGATGAAAAAGATGGATATCATTGTTATTTATGTGATTACAAAACAACTAAAAATAGTGATTGGATAAAACATCAAACTACAAAAAAACATTTAAGAAATGGTCAACCAAAAACAACAATTTGTAATATTTGTAATTTTTCAACAAGTACTCATTGGAATTTGAAATTACATATTTTATCTCATCATAGTACAAAAGAAGAAAGACAAAAACATAAATATTATTGCAAAATATGTGATTTAGTATTCTTTTGTAGTACATATATGGATAAACATCTAAGTGGTAAAATACATAAAAATAAACAATTATGTATACAATTTCAAAAAGAATTAGATGAAAAACAAAAATTAGAAACTTTAAGTACCTAAAAATATTCTATAAACATGATCATAATTAGAAACTTTATATATTTTTTCAAATCTACATAATGAGCCCATAATATCTATTAAATAAATTTTTTTTTTATTTTTCTTAATTTCTTTAATAGCATCTTTAACATAATCATGAAAATCATTAGGAATTAATTTTAGTTCTTCTAAAGTTAATTTTGTATTACAATAAAATTTATGTAATTCCTCAAAAAATTCTTTATACGTATATGATTTAGTTTTTAATTCTAAATATCTATAATATTCAGATGCTCTTTGACATTCTAAAATTATTAATTTATTACTAATTGATACATCTAGTGCTATTGAATTTAATCTTTTCTTTGTTATTTTCTTTCCATGATAAAAAGCATCTTCCGGTTTTTCATATAAATTCCACATTATATTATCACTATAAAAACTTAATGATTCTTTAACTGTTGTATTAAGTTGATTTGGTGTCATATCAATCATTTTTATTTTACCCCCACCAGTTTTATTAGGATTTTCAATAATATCATTTTGAAAATTTTCAATAATCCCATTACAATTTTCAATAGCTTTTTCTATCATATCATTTGAAATTTTATAATAATCTTTATTTTTTTTAAATTTGAAATTATAAAAATGAGTTTGTAAACATTTCTCAAATTGTTTAATATTATGTGTTTTAATTTTATATAATACTTTCTTTTTGTCCAGTGATGATAAATTATTTTTTTTATCAACATCATTACTTGAACCAATTCTTATATATTTATCATTTAATTGATCGATTTCTTCATATATATAAACATCTCCACATTGAGATAAATTATTTTCTAAAACTTTAATTTTAGTATTTAGATTATTAATTATAATATCTTTATATTCATAAATTAATTTTTCAAGATTTATATAATATTTTCTAATTTTATCGGCTTTCTTTGTTTTTGAACGCATACATAACATTTTGAAAGTATCTGAAGTAATTATAATAGTTTCTTTATCATGTTTTGACTGTTCATGGTTAGGTATGAGCAAAGACTCAATTATAATAAAATCTACATCTTTTATATACGATGTAATTAATGTATTTTTAAGATTAGCTTTAAGAGATTCAAGCCAATATGCAACATCATCTAAATTAATTGTAAATGGTTTATAATCTTTGAATTGCTCTGTTTTTTGAAATCCGAAAAAATCTTTAATAAATTTTTTATTAATTTTACTATTAGAAATTAAAAAATTTTCAAGATCCATTTATATATAATAATATTGAGATAAAAAAACTAAATTATAAATATTATTTTTATATAATAATATTAAGATAAAAAAACTAAATTATAAATATTATTTTTATATAATAATATTGAGATAAAAAAACTAATTATAAATATTATTTTTATATAATTGAGATAAATAAATATAGTTAAACATTTAATATATATAATTATAATATGAAACAAATATTTATTGGGGGTATTGGAGGTTTTGTAATTACAAGTGCTTGTATTGCTATGTTAGTATCTAAAGAAATTAAACGTAATGAAATTATAGATAGAATAAATGAAATTGATGAAAGAGTAAGAAAAATAGAGAAAGTAAATAAAATAGATAAATAAATTTTCTAATATAAATAAATATATTTATTTATATTATATGGTTCAAACATTTAGTGATGATAAAAAAATATATTCTGTGGATATGATGTTTGCTTATATTCATATATATAAACCAAAATATAAAAAAATTAATGTAGAACAATTATTACATACTTTAGATTATAAAGGTTGGGGTAATCCTAAAGAAAATATTTATTATTCACCAAAACAAGTTTTAGAAAATCCAAAAAAGTATAAAGATGAAATTAAGAGAATTAATGAAGCAAATTTAAAATATCCAATAATAGTTTATGATAATAATATTGTTGATGGGGTTCATAGATTAACTAAATCATGTTTAATAAATAAAAAAACTATTAAAGCATATATTTTTGATAAAGAAATAATGAAAAATTTTTTAATAGATAAAAATAAAGATTGGAATAAAGTAGATAAAATGCAAATATATAACTATATTGAATTATTTATAAAAAAATTTGATTTATTAGAAAAATAATATGATTTGTTTTTTAAATCAAATTTTTTTATAAATAATTCAATATAATCATAAAGAAAAAGATATTTTGAAACAGTTGATTATGTTAGAATTAAAACAGGAAGATCAAATGAAGTTATTTTTTGGTTTTAGATATATAAATAAAGAGAAAAATAATTATATAAAAAATAAATAAGTTAATGACTAAAGATATTCCATTCGAAAAAAATAATAAATTAAAACAATGTACTATCTGTAATATAGATTATTATCCAAAATTTATGTGGATAAATCATAGTAATAATCATACTAATAAAAAAAATATAAAAAAAGAACATTTAACTGCATTATGTGGAGGTTGTAAGAAAAATAATTGTAAATATATTAGATTAAAGTATCCCATTATCAGATAAAAAATGAAATTAATTATTATTTAGAAGATATATTATATATATATAATGAATAATATTCATGATTCATGGAATGAATTATTTAATAAATATAATTTTAATTTAGATGATTTATACAGTTCAGATAATATAATTTATCCTAAGAAAGAACAAGTTTTTAGAGTTTTTGAAATGGATGTTAATGAAATTAAAATATTATTATTAGGACAAGACCCATATCATAATCCTGAACAAGCTAATGGATTAAGTTTCTCAGTCAATGATAAGATTAAAATACCCCCATCTCTTAAAAATATTTATAAAGAAATACAAAATGAATTTCCAGAAAGAAATTATGTTTTTCCATCAGGAAATTTAGAAAGATGGTTTATAGAAGAAAAAATATTTTTATTAAATGCATCATTAACAGTTATAAAAAATAAACCAGCATCTCATATGACTTTATGGGAAAAATTTACCAATGATGTTATAAAATATATTAGTCATAATAATGATAGATGTATTTTTGTATTATTAGGTAATTTTGCAAAATCTAAAGATAAATATATAATAAATAAAAATAATATTATTTATGGAGTCCATCCATCACCATTATCAGCAAATAAAGGATTTTTTGGTTCAAATATATTTAGATTAATTGAAGAAAAATTAGATAGTCAAATTAATTGGAATATATAAAAAGTTGAATTAATTAATTGATTTTATAAATTATATAATTTGTATAATATTGTATAATATGAAAGAAGTATTTATTAGTTTTGTTGGAGGATTTACAATCATTAGTTTATCTATATATTCTCTATTATGTAATAATTATTTTTTACATAATAGAGAACATAAAGATAAACTATTCCATAAGATAGATACAATGGAAAAGCTTATAATAAAACCAATATATGATATAAAAAAAATATATAATATTAAAATATTTATTGGATTGGTAGGAATTATTAGCAGTTCTTCTATTATGTATATATGTTATCAAATACATAAACAATATTTAATGAATAATATAAATCATAAAGAAATTTTAGATAAACTAGATAAACTAGATAAAAAAATAGATAAATAAATATATTTATCTATAATATTATTTATTTTGTAAAAAAATATAACTTTTCAAAAAATTAACTGTATAACTTTTTTTTAATTTTATAAAATTATAATCACTTAATAATTCAGTATCATTATTTGTATTGATAAATTCAATATGATTTTTTTTATTTTGTTCATGTTCATATTCTATTTTAATTGTAAAAATACATTTTGGTTTATTAATATAACTATTAATAAATGTATAATTAGTAGCTTTTGTCATATTATATTTTAAAGTTATAATATGAATATTCAAATAAGTAGCAAAAATATGAATAATTCCACTAGGTTTACCTTTTTTTGTTTTACATATTTCTAAAAGTTTATCTAAATATTTTTTCCATTCTTCTTCATGATTATAATCTTCTTTTGTCCTTCTTTATTAGGGTTTTTAATTAATCCCCACCATTGGTATTTGGGTGAATAAGATTCTGGTAAAACTTTATTTATAATAAATTGATACATATCTTTTATATTCATAATATTATTATCTAATAATAGTTGATAATTATTATGTAATAATCCTAAAAAAAATGCTCTATATATACAAATATGTTCAAAAATGGAATATAAAATGATATTTTCGTCTTCATTATTAAAATTCATATTTTAATACAAGTAAAATATTATTTAATTATTAATAATAATATCAATTTTTTTTTAATATTCTAATAGCATTTTATTTATATAAATAATTAATTTAATTAAAATATTATAAATCAATTATCTATTGAAAAATTAGAATATATAAAATTAAAATATGGTCATGTGTCATCTTTTGGAATATATAAAGATAAAGATTTTAAAGAAAAATCAAATATGAATGTACTCTTATTTGAAGAAAATATAAATAAATTAAATGTAAATATAATATTAGTAGGATTAAATATATCAAAAAAAATAGATAGACCATTTGGAAATTTTCATCCTAATTATTCTACAGCACATGATTATAAAATTAGATATGGAATTAAAGAATACATGACAAATATAATTAAAGATTTTGAAGAAAAATAATCCAACTTTTTTACAAGGAAATATATTATCATTTGAGAATGAAAAGATATTGGTTCAGATAATTCTATATTAATTGCTTTTGGGAATGATTGTTATAAAATATTAAATAATAATTTTAAATCAAATATATGAAAAAAAAATAGATAAATATTTCATTTATATTTCAAAAGATGATAAATAAAATTTGAAATATATATTTATTATTAAAGATATAATATAATATAAATAAACTTATGTCATTTAATTTTAGAGTAAATTGTTATTCACGGGGATTTAATAGTTGTAGTATTAATTTAACTGATGAAAATATTAAAGTTAAATATAATTCACCACAATGTTGGGGGCAACCACAAAATAATTCTTTAGAATGTTCTTATATATTTAATAATGAACAAGTAATTAATTTTGCTAAATCTCAAGTTAATAATCCATTTTATATAAAAAATATAACACAAATTGATATAAATTTTTTAAAATCATTATTAGGAATATCACAATATTTAGAGTGTGGAGAACATGAATGGTATAGTGTTATTATAAGAATTTCAGAATGTTTTCAATGTTATATAACATCAATAAAATTAATAAAACAAAATATGTTAAATGAACAAAATAAAATAATTAAAGATAAAGAAAATAAATTAAAAATAAAAGTTGATGAAGTAGAAAAAGAAAAAAAACAAATAATTAAAGATAAAGAAAATATGTTAAATAAATTAAAAATAAACATTGATGAACTAGAAAAAGAAAATAAAAAAATTAGTGAATTAAATAAACAAAAAAAACAAATAATTAAAGATAAAGAAAATATGTTAAATATATTAAAAATAAAAATTGATGAACTAGAAAAAGAAAATAAAAAAAATAATGAATTAAATAAACAAAATGAATTAATTAATAAATTAGAAAAAGAAAATATTTTAAATGAGCAAAATAAATTAAAAATAAAAATTGATGAACTAGAAAAAGAAAATAAACAAATTAGTGAATTAAATAAACAAAATGAGTTAAATAACTCATTAATTAAAAATAATGTGTTAAATAAAAAAAATAATTTTAAAATAAAAATTGATGAACTAGAAAAAGAAAATAAAATAATTAAAATAATAATTATTTTATTTTGTATTTATATATTTTTAACTCTAATCACATAATTCATCATCATTATTTTCAATAAATTCATCAATTGATTCCTCTAAATATCCATATATATCTTCTAAAAATATTTCTGAATCATTTAATTCTGTTAAAATATCATTTATTTTATTTTTATCTTTACATTTTTTTATTTCTTTAGTTTTATCATAAAAATAATCTTCAATATATTTTGGAATATTAGATACCCCTAATCCAGATCTCATTTTATTTTCTCTTAATATTTCATTATAAGTAAATTTAATTGGATTATCATCTTTTGTATTATTTTTACAATATTGATAATAATTATATATTATTTTATGTTTATCAGAATATTTCTTTGAAAAAAAATTACCAATACTTTCTCTAAGAATTTTACAAGATTTTTCTATATTAAATTTAATAAATATTGGTTCTTTAAAATCTAATGTTAATATACACGTATATACAACTTTATTATTGTATCTTTCATAATTATTTTTATGATCTTTACAACTATTTTGTAATAAAAAATTATTAAAGATTGCCTGTAATATTATTTTATTAAAATTTAATTTATTAAATTGTGGTGTTATAATAAAATCTATAATATATTTATCTGAAATAGCTATTATTTCATAATTATCTGAACTCTTAATATTATTATGTTCATTATATAATGTTATTGGATGATTTATATTATAATTAAAATCACATGAATCTCCTAAATTATCTAATATATATTGTTTATAATTTTGATATAATACATCTATTTGTTCAGTTGTTTTATAATGATTAATTATACTATTTCTAATATCTAAAAATTTATTATTATTATCATTATTATTGTTATCTGTAAAATTTTCATAACATAAACAATTATATCGTTCTTTATGACTTGCATCTATTGAACTCGAACATTCGTCAAAATAATATAATATTGTATAAATATCCATTATGGTTATATCTGAATATTGACCATTTTTAAATAATCTCATCATATGTAATAATATAATAGTTTCTAATGGACATAATAAAGGTAATTTATTTTTATCAATACCATCCTTTATTTTAACTTGGATTTTTAACATAAATTTTTTTAATATTTCTGTATATCTATAATATTTTGTTCTACTATTATCATTAAATGATAAAATTGGAAAAATATTATTTTCAAAAATATTTTTATCAAATTTATCTTTATTTTTTATATTTATATTTTTATAATATTCATTATGATTATTTAATTGAATCCTAAATTTAGAAATATAATTTAAGATTGTTATATATTGATTTTTAAATTTTGTATCTTTATTATTATCATTCATTTTTTCAGTATTCATAATATTATATAATAATTGATAATAAAATACACAATAACGAATTAAATGATGCCCCCAATCTATTATATTTTTTTTATCATTTTGTAGATTTGTAGATTCATTTATTTTTTTTTGTATTTTTATAACATTATCGTCTGTATAATATTTATCATATATTTTAGAAAATAATGGATTTATATTTAATACATAATCTATTATTTTATTATATTTATTTGATATTTTTATATCATTTAAATTTGGTTTAATATCATTATTAATTTTAATATTATAATTATTAAATCTTTTTGAAATATCATCACATTTATTTTCAAGACCAATATATAATGCTTTTTTTTGTCTAGTTAATGCAACATGTAATAATGAATCATATTGCAGATTACATTTTGTTTTACTAAAAATTTCTAATGTTTGTTGTGTTAATCCTAATAAAAAAACGACTTCACAACCATTACCTTTTGATGCATGAATTGATAAAATTCTTGTTGCATTTTCTGATTCTCTTAAATCAATTGATTTTCCTTCATCTGATTTATGTAAAACTACATATTTATAATATTTATTATCTTTAATTTTATCTTTATAATATTTATTATTAATTAGAACATTTGATTGATAATTTTCATCAGCAAATTTATTTATCCAAAATTCTTGTATTTTAGCTTCTAATCTATTTGCTAAATAATTTTTTGATAATATAGGAAAAATAAACATAAAATTATTGGGTAAATAATTATATCTTTCAATCTCTTTTTTCATATAATTAATAATTCTTTCAATTAAATCATCTACTTTTTTTTGATCTGTATCATTCGAAAAAATAGTTTCAGCAGGGTAGGAAAAGTATTAAAAACTATTAAAATTATATTTAAAAATAAAAGATATATTATTTAATAATATGAAATCTGAAGAAGTATTAAAAATATTAGGTATAACTAGACCAACTCTTACATCATA